ATGTCCAAAGGTGACAAGCAACGCGGGAACCGTGAGGCGAAGAAGCCCAAGAGGGTGAAGGAAAAGGTTGTTGCAACAGCCGACTTCACGAAGGGTAAAGCCTTGACCAATCTTGGCGAGCACAAGAAGAAATAGTTAGCGGTCCGAGTGATTGCATATCACTGGAGACGGAGCCAGATGGCAGAGGGATACACGGCGACTTGCTTCGTCGGAAAGCCTCTGGCTCGCCAGAAAACGACGATGAAGAGTTACCGGAGAGAGTGCGCGACATGCGTATTTGATTGAGAAGCCGCAAGTTAGCGAAAGCAACCTCGCGCCCGGTCTCGCATCACAGCATAGTCGCTCAACATCTCCGCGATCGCAGAGCCCTCCGGCAGCAGGGCCTGTTCCTTTGCCGCCCGCGCCAGGAACTCCCGGCCGTACTCGACCACAGGCGGGCACGTCGCGAGCCTGCCGTCCTCAGAACGAACCGTCGCGCAGCCGCTGAGCAAGCTCGTTGCGATCACGAGGGCGACGCGCCGCAGCCTCAAACGCCGTCGGGTCGTGGTTCGTCATCGCAGTGTCGAAAGCGGCGCCCTCCATGTGATTCGAGCGGATCGCGCCGGCGACGGCGCGATTGTGCTTAGGGCTGCGATAGGCCGAACGAACGATAAGCGGCTTGACCAGCCGGTTGCGCAGCGCCTGCGCTTTGTCGAGCGCCGGTCCTTTCACCGCAAGCTTGCTGGCGCCTGTTTTGAAAGATTCGGGATCAGTAGTCCGTCTCCACATACACCCCCGAGCAATCGTAAGCGACCGCCGCCGCCGTCGCGCCGTTGCTCAGGAACAGCCGCGGCGACAGGAATTGCGTCGCGGCGGGCAGGTCCGCGGTGACCTCTTGCTCGAAGACTGCACCGGACACCTCATCAACCACGCGCACCCAGACGGATGACCCGTTCGGCGGCGCGGCGATGAACAGGGTCAGCACCCCGCCCGTGGCGATGGCGAAGCTCGCGCCCATGTCGGTCAGCGTCGGCGCGCCGGTGCCGTCGTTCGTGACGAGCTGCCAGCGGGTGTGGGTTCCGCGCTGGAAGCCGATGCCGATGCAGTTGATGGCTGCGGCGAGCGCCAGCGTCGTCGCCAGCGCGGCCGTGGACCCGTAAAGCCCGAAGAAGCCCATCCCGGTTGCCTGCAGCGTCGTCAGCGAAATCCGCGTCACGAAGGTCCAGCCGCCGAGCCCCGCTGCGTTCCCGCGCCAGCAGGCCCAGCCTGCGGATCGCTGGTCGGCCACCGAGTCTACGACCGCTGCCGAGGTCAGACGCCAGCGGCGCATCGAGGCGGCCAGGTTCGTGGCGGCCAGCGTGGGGTGCGACACGGTGCCGACCGAGGTGACGGGCAGGCCTTCGCTGGTGATCGTCGTGCCGGTCGAAGGCGCCCAGTTGGCGATCCGGTTCACACCGAAATGCGGCTGCAGCGGAAAGTCCCGACCCGAGGGGCGCATGACGTCGATCCACGGCGCCCCGGCCCGGTTGCGGGCATAGACCGAGGCCTTGCCAGCGGGCGGCGGGGATGGCGCAGCGGCCAGTCCAGGCAGGACCGTCGGCTGCGGCAGTTCCACCTGGCCGCTGGTACGGTCGATCCGGACCGCATCCAAGAAGGCCGAGCCATCCGGGCTGACCTTGAAGCTGAAATCGTCGTTGCCAAGAAGCCCGATCAACGCCCGCGCCGAAAACCCGGTCTTGAAGGCGAAGGCGGCGTCGTTCGCCGGGGCCGCCTTGTTGACCGTCGCCTCGATGCCCGCGCCTGCGTTGTTCAGGAGAACGGCCGGTGTGTTCACCGAAACCCGGTTGTAGCTGTCGGCCGTGGCCCCGCCGAGGCCCAGGATCTGCGCGGTCAGGTTCGCCTGGGGCATGCCGACCTGCGTGACGGCATTGGCGAAGGTTACCGTCGGCGTGTTGATGACGGTCGTGCCGCCCGCCCCAGCCGTGGTCGAGCCGATGTTGACAACCGTGGTCGATCCGGCGGCACCACCCGTTCCGAGGTTCACGGTCTTGGTCACGCCCGTGGTCGTGGCGCCGGTGCCCATGCCGTAAGTGGCGGTCGTCGTCGCCGTGCCGATGGTGGCGCTGGCCGCCGAGACGGTGACGGTTCCGGATGCCGTCAGCGTGCCGGAGAAGGTCTTGTTGCCGCTAAAGGTCTGCGTTCCTGCGAGAATCGCCAGTTCGCTGGATGTGTTGGGCAGCGAGAAGCTGCGGGTCGTCCCGGCGCTGATCCCCGCCAGCGAGAAGGTTGCCTTCTTCGTCGGATCGGTGTCGTTCACCAGGCTGAACACGGCGTCCGACACGTCGCGCGGCTCGCCCACCACCTCCCAGGCGCTGCCGGTCCAGACGAGGAACAGCCCCTCGGCCGCGACCCAAGTGAGCCAGCCGGTGCGCGGCACCAGCCGGACCCACGCACCGTCCACCCAGAAAGCAATGTTCAGATCCCATCCAGCCCAGAGGCCGGTCGCGCCCGAGGCCACGAGGTGCCGGTTGCCGTCGGCCGGGCTGGCCGGGGGCGCGGTGCAGGTACGATCGAGGACCGAGAGCTGCACCATGGCATCGAGCAAACGAAGCGCCTCGTTGTGGGTGACATGTTTCTGCGCCTGCGCCGCCAGGAGGTAGGGCAGGCCCAGATGGGTCGTGGTGTCGGACATGGGGGCTCCCGTGTGTTGGGATCAGAATTGCAGCGTGACCGCTGCGGGCGTGCCGCGGCCGAGGCGGTTCGAAAGCTGGAAGATGCAGAGCGCCAGCGTCTGGCCGGGCCCGAGCGGCGCGCCCCAATCGGCGCTCTGCTGGGCGGCCGTATAGAGGACGGCGGTCGTGGTGCCGGTCAGCGTGCGCTTGACGGCAGCCCCGTCGAGGATCTGCACATCGTAGCTTTCCAGGTCCTCGGCCAGCGGCACCTCGACCTGCTCCCAGGCATCGGCCACCATCGCGCGGGATCGCCGCGTCCAGCGGATGGTCAGATCGCCCGGGCTGCGGGCCGTCCGCCATGGCTGTTCGACATGGACCGGCGCGAAGGGCACGAGGCCGCGCCCGGTCGGGTTGAAGCTCAGCGCGGCATAGCTCGCGTCGCTGACAGAACGCGCGGCCGGGCCGACCCGCCAGTTCCACGGCAGGCCGAGGTCAGCTTCGGCGATGGGGAGCGCGGCCAAGGTCGCGTCCAGCACCACGACCCGCGCCCCGGCCGGGGCGGGATTGCCCATGGCCTGCTCCGTTCCGCGCTGGCCGCGCAGCAGGCGGGTCAGGCGGTACCGGCCGGGGGCGATCAGTTCGGCCGCGCCCGCCTGCACGATCTCCCACTGGCCAGCGGCACTCTCGACCGCCAGCGCATTCGCCCCGCCAAACAGCGCGACGTCCGTCACGCTTGCCAGGGTTCCGGACAGAAGATCGACCACCAGCGCGTTGCCCAGATCGAAGCGGGAGGTCGGCCCCGGAAAGAAGTCGAAGGCCAGCGTCCCGATCCGCGCCCGACTGCCGAAGGTGGTCAGGAGGTTGAAGCCATCGGTCGAGGCGCTGCGGAAGACGGCGATCTCGCCGGGCCAGGGGCTGGCATGGGCCGCGATCAGGGGGCGATGGGAGGGCTGGTCTTCTCTGATCTGCGGAATGTCCAGCATCATCACTTCCGGCGTGCCAAAGACGACGGGGCTGGCAAGTGAGGCAGGGCGGGGATCGCCGGGCGGCAGATCGTAGGCGGCACGGTCCTGGCGGACCGCCTCGATCCCACGCGCTTCGGCGTCGGCCATCGAAACGAGACGGAATTCCACCTCCCGGCCGTCATGCGCGAGCCGGATGACATCGGCAGGGTCCAGCGCCAACCGCGAGGGCGGCAGGCGGAAGGTGGCGCTTTCCCGGCCGATCCAGGCTTCCATCAGCGCGCGGCGGCACCGGCGTTCCGCCTCCTCGGGCGGGATCGCCATCGGGAAGGACTCCGACGCGATGCGCGTGGTGTCGACCGTGATGCGGCGGGCTTCGACGAGGGCCGCATCATAATCCTCGTCCGCCCGGGCGACCTGCCACTTCAGCGCCTGCGGCAGTTCGGTCTCCTGTCCGCGAGTCAGTTCGAATGCCTCGCCCTCGCGGGTGGCGACGAGATCGTCGATGGCCAGCGTGGCGACCGAGGCGCGGCCGCGTATGATGAAGCGGATCACGCCTTCGGTCTCGATGGCATCGAACCCGAAGTGGCGGGCCAAAGTGGAAATCGATGCGCGGGGGCTTTCCAGCGCGCCGATCACATACCCTTCGACCGCGCCCCATAGGCCGCTTACGTCGATCAACGCCTCATCGAGCCCAGCGCGCAGGCAGAGGTGGCGCACGAGCGCGGCCAGCGACACCGCGCCCAGCCTGCCGGTCAGCCAGTGGCCAAGGCGCCAATTCGGGCCGTCCGTCCAGACCCCGGTAAGTTCCGGAAAGAACGGATAGGGCCGCGCGTCCCAAGTCCAGGCGGCGCATTCGGGGACATGGACCATCCGGCCGCCGTAGATGGCCGAAACCGGATTGTTGGCCGGGGTTTCCCACCAGAGATAGCTGGCTTCCAGATAGGCACGCTGGATCGCATCATCGCGCCAGCCGCGGGAGAACCAGGGCGTGAAGCTCTCCGACGACTTCGGATCGAAGAAGACGTTCGGCTGGTTTGTGCCCCGGTCGATGGCGGGGCAGCCCAGTTCCGTGAACCAGACGGGCTTTGATTGCGGCACCCATGCGGTCGGCGTGCCGCTCTCGACGCCGCCCGGGCGGTTGAAATGCGGGTTCGACCACCATGCGCGCAGATCCTTGTAGCGGAACACCCAAGGCTTGCCCGCAGCGCCGTCGGTGATCGGGGTGCGGATCTGTGCCGACCGGTCGGCGGCGCTGGCATAGAACCAGTCGAAGCCTTCGCCGCCCGCGATGTTGGCTTGGAGGTAGCCGCGATCATGGATGGCGGGCCAGCCTTGAAGGGCATCGGCATGGTCGAAGCCGTCGCGCCAGTCCGACAGCGGCATGTAGTTGTCGATGCCGATGAAATCGATGTTGGCGTCCGACCAGAGCGGGTCGAGGTGGAAGAACACATCCCCGGTCCCGTCCCCGGGTTGGTGGCCGAAATACTCGGACCAGTCGGAAGCATAGCCCACCTTGGTGCCCGCCCCGATGACGGTCTTCACGTCGGCCGCCAGTACCTTGAAGGCATTGACAGCCGGATAGGCGCTGGCGCTCGACCGGATCGTCGTCAGTCCCCGCATCTCGGTGCCGATCAGGAAGGCATCGACCCCGCCCGCCACGACACAGAGATGGGCGTAATGCAGGATCATCCGGCGCAGGCCCCAATCGCCAGCGGGGCCGGTCCAGTTCACGGTGTCGCCCGTAATGGCGAATTGCGCCGGGGTGGCAGCGCCGAAGAAGCTGGAGACCTGCGTGGCAGCGGCGGCGGTCTTGTCGGCCGTCCCGGCATAGCCTGCCGCCGGGGAACAGGTGATCCGGCCCCGCCACGGGAAACTCGGCTGGCCCAGAGTGGCTGCATTCGCACTGTAGGGGTTCGGCAGCGTGTTCGACGCCGGAACGTCCATCAGCAGGAAGGGATAGAACGTCACCCGCAGCCCCCGCGCCTTCATCTCGCGGATCGCCTGCACCACCGCGAAGTCGGCAGGCGTGCCGCCATAGACCGGACGGTCCTCGGCATCGCGGCTGACGAGATGGGCGGCAGCGCGGGAGACGCCGTTGACCGTCCAGACCTTCGGGCTGGTAACCTTGGCCGCCACCTCGACGCCGGGCTTGATGGTGCAGTTGCCCGCGCGCAGGTCATTGCCGAACCAGGCGACGACGAGGCTGGCGCTCTCCACGGCCGGGGCCATGGCCTGCAGCCGATCCAACGCCACGACGATGTCGGCCTCGTCGGGCAGCGCGTTCAGGTTCTCGGCCGAGGTCGTGCCGCCAGTGGTCTGGCCGAAGACAGTGGTCGTGGCGCCGACCGTCTTGCGCACGGCTTCGGTCGCATAGGTGAACTCGCCCGAGGCCGGGATCATGGTCACCGCTTTGACCAGCCCCTCGGCCGAATCCGGGTCGGCCAGCGGCCGGAAGACCTCGAAGCTGAGCTGCGGCAGGCGGTTGCCATAGGTGGAAAGCGGCAGTTCCTCGAAGATGACGTAGGCGGTGCCGCGATAGGCGGGCGTGTTGGCCGACCCCATCTTCGCCGAAATGAACGGATCGGCCCCCTGGGTCTCGTTCCCCGGATACCAGCGCCAAGTGATCCCCGTCATGTCGAGCGGCTTGCCGTCGGCCCAGATGCGGCCGATGCCGGTGATCGGCCCCTCGCAGAGCGCCACAGCGAAGCTGGCGTAGTAGAGGTATTCCGTCGTCTGGACCCGGCCGCCCCCACCGCCCTTGCCGCCACCCTGCGTCGTGGTCTTCGTCTCCTCGCGGAAATCGGTCGCCCAGATGATGTTGCCGCCGATGCGCATGCGCCCGTAGAGACGTGGGATGATCGCGCCCTCGGTCGCGGAGGTGATCCGCAGGCTGTCGAGCCGCTGGCCCTCGATCTTCTGCGCGGGCGCCAGCGAGGACACGATCCAGCTGTCGACCACCGAGCCGATGGTCGAGCCGATGAAGCCGCCGATGGCGGCCCCAGAAAAGCCGAGGATCGCACCGCCGAAGGCCCCGCCAATGGCGGAGCCGACAGCGCCGAGGACGAGCGTGGCCATTGCGGAAACTCAAGGTTCGAAGGGTTGGGGGGAGTCAGCGTGCCGGAAACAGGAAGGCGAAGGCGATCTTGCGCGCCCAAGTCGGTGTCAGCGGTTCCTCGATCACGCCCAGTCGCTCATAGGCGTGGAGGAAGGTGTCGGGGCCGGTGAGGATCCCGACATGCTTGGCGATGGCGCGCGGCACCATCCGGAACAGGATCAGCGCACCGGGTGGCGCATCGGCTGGAGCGATCTCGGGCATCATCGCCCGCGCGCCGTCCGCCAGCACCTCGCGCGGGCCGGTCTCGCCCCAATCCCGGCTGTAGGGCGGGATGGGGAATGGCTCCGGCCCGACTACCTCGCGCCAGACGCCGCGCGCGAGGCCGAGGCAGTCGCAGCCGACCCCGCGCAAGCTCGCCTGGTCGTGGTAGGGCGTGCCGAGCCATGACCGCGCGACAGCGATGACGATGGCAGGATCGGCGGTCTTCACAGCACCGCCCCCTCATGGCCACCGTCCTTGGTCGCATAGCGCAGCCCGTTCGGCGGGCAGACAGTCCCCCGGACTGTCTGCTTGCCCGCCTCACCCTGACCGGGAATGTGCGTCACAACACAGCTCCCACGTGGCCGCCGTCCTTGGTGGCGTAGCGCAGGACCGCGTCCTGGCCCGGGATGTGCGGGAAGCCTCGGAAGTTGGCGACATTGGCGAACTTCGTGCCGCAGGTGGCGAGGCGCTTGTCGCAGCCTGCGCGGACCACGAAGGCATCCGTCGCCGTGATCGGGCGCACTGGCGCTTCCAGCAGGGTCAGGATCGCCACCCCGTCGACGAGGTCATGGGACAGCACCTCGACCCGCCGCCCGGCATTCGCGCCGGTCGACCATTCGACCAGGCCCGAGGCGAACCACCCCGCCGCGAAGCTGGCGAGGCCGGAGGCCGTGAATGCCCGGTCCCGCAGCACGTCGATCACCGCGCCGCTGCCCTTGAAGGCCGGGGCCTCGAGGTTCACGCCGCAGCGCGGATCGCCCAGCGCGGCATCGCAACTCGCCTGGAACGTGCGCCCGACCGTCTGGCCAAGGACATGGGCCAGCGACCGCACTTCCGCCACGAAGGCCAGCCGCCCGCGCCGGATCTGGCCGATGGCGCCTTGGCGCAGGAGCACGCGTTGCGCCGGGCTGGCCCAGTTCACCCGCCAGACCTCGACCGCCGCATTGTCCCAGCGGCCGTCGAGGATGTCGGTCTCGGTGATCCGGTCCGACGACAGCACGCCTTGGGCATCCTGTGCATCGACCGAGAGGTCAGAGGCGGATCGCACCTCGGACGCCGTCAGACCACTTTCCGGTTCGAACTCGGTGCCGTCGAAGGTGAGGGTCCGGTCATGGTCGGTGAAGCCGAAGGTCACGCCATCGGCCCGGGTGATGCGCCAGCACCAGGCGAGCGTCGTCGTCCCCTCGTCGAGATGCGCCTGCAGCGCGGGCGGGAGCGATTTCATGGCCGGTCTCCCCGCGCCGCTGCCGCGCAGAGGGCGGCGACGAAAACCCCGATCGCTCCGCCCACGACGATGCCCGCGAGAAACTCAATCATCGCCGCGGAACCCGCGTTCGAGGCGGTCCCGCAGGCCGATCAGGCCGAGGCCGAGCGCGATCAGCGCGGCCGGGGAGGCATCACCCGAGCCAGACAGAAGCGTGATCAGCCGGGCGAGATCGGCGAGCGGACCGGCGGCGGGCAGCGCGAGGGAGGCGGCGCCGGTCGCGAAGGCGAGCAGCCCCGCCCACCAGGTGAGCGAGGTCGGACGGATGTAGCGCATGGGATCAGGCCCTCCGGATCAGGGTGGTGAAAAGGCCGACCAGCTGTGCGAGCCAGCCGGGCGGGGTGTCGGGCTGCAGCGGCGCTTTGGGCCCCGGAGCGGTTGGCGGCCGGATCAGGTCCAGCGCCTCGGCCTCAGTCAGGCGGTGAACGGGGCGCGAGAAGTCCACACGGCCCCCGCGGTCCACGGCCCAGACCGGGATCGTCCCGCCGGGATAGCGGCCGTGGCGAAAGAGGTCGCGCTCGGCCTCGCGGCGCGGGATGATCGCGGCCGGCCGCCGCCAGTTCAGAAACGCGTCGGCGGCTGCAACGCGATTGCCCGCGTTGAGGGCCTTCGTCAGCGTGGCCCTGGCGATGGCGCCGGTATTGTAGTGGAACGAGACGAGCGCATCGAACTCGTGCGGCTCGAGTGGCACCTTCACGGCGCGGCGCACCTCGGCCTCGTAGGCGGCGAGGTCGGTGCGAAAGACTCGGAACGACTCGCGGATCCCCGTATCGATATCGCCGGGCATCCCGCGGAGCATCTTCGCCGGATCGGGCGGACCGGCGGCGGCCGTGTGGCCGATGCCGAAGGTCCAGACGGTCTTCACGTCGAGATAGGGTCCGGGCACGATTCCCTCGTGCCGGACGAGGGCCAGAAGGCCCCGGTCTGTCATGTGCATGGGATTACCTGAGGAGCGAGAGGACGAGGATCAGGGCGGCGATGGCTATGCCGACCGCCAAGCGGTGGCGGAATGCCAGACCGGGATCGCCCGGGTCGCAGCGGAGGGCGCGCGCGAGGCGGAGAAGGTCATTCATCGTCGGCCCCTCCTTTCGCGCCGCCGAGCCGGGCGAGGACGAGTTCGATGAAGGCCGGGCCGAAGACGCCCACGAGATAGGCGGCCGAGCCTGCCGCGCCGCCCGCGGGGATCGCCTGCGGCGGCAAGGCGAGCCAGGCGGTGACGAGCGCCATCGACAGGCTGCCCATCCCGGCCGCGATCAGCCCGCCGAGCAGGATGTGGCGCAGCGCATCGCGGAGGCGCATCCGCGTCGTCAACGCATTGGTCGCCCCTCCCAGCGCGCCCCAGGCGGCGAGGATCACCGCCGTCGATGCCGCGAGCTCGCGCAACACCGCCGCCAGAAATCCGGTTTCGTCGTTCATGTGCGGATCTCCAGCAGCGGGATCGAGGTGATCGACCCGAGGCGTTCGAGGTCGAGGGTGACGTCGAGGGCGTCGGTGTCGAAGCGGACGGGCACGTCGAATTCAAAGCCTGCGGTGATGGCGACGCCCAAGGCCGGGGCGGTGGTGAAGGTGACGAGGCCGGTCGCGGTGGTGACCGACCAGCCGGAGGCCTGCGGCGTGCCGTTCAGGGCGATGGTCACTGTTCCGGCGACGGGCTTTGTGATGGCGCGCGTCCAGGACTGCGCGCCGGAGGTGTAGCGTTTGACGAGCTGGAACTGCGTAGCCGACCCGTTGCCGGTGCCGATGGGCTGATCCAGCGGCGAGGGCATGCGCGACGGCAGGCAGGACTTGAAGTCGGCCCAGTCCTTGAAGCGGAAGCCATGCAAGCGGCCGTTCCTCGCCTCGAAGAAGGCCACGACCGCTGCCAGATCGTCGGCGCGGCGGATGCCGTAGGCCACGTCGTAGCGGCGGCGCGAGTTGGCCCAGCTGGCGTTGCGTTCCTCGGCTCCGCTCGCCAGTTCGACGATCTGCGTGCGCCGTTCGGGGCCACCGCGCGCGCCACGGCTGATGTTGTCCGGAAAGCGGACCTCGTGAAATGCCATACTTGGTCCTCACATCCCCCTTCGGCCCAGCGAGACAGCGCGGGCGATGTCACTCGCGACCTGCGTGCGGGATTGCCGAAAGCTCTCGGCGTCACGGGCGTTGATCGTGACGTTTACGGTCGAGGCGCCCGCCTGGCCGTAGCCTGCGGCTTCGCGCCGGGAGAGGACGCGCTCGCCACGTTGCAGGATCGCGGGCACCTCGTCGGGGCGCAGCCCGGCCCAACCGCCGTTGTGCATGCGCGGGGCACCCACAAAGGCCAGCGCCGGGACCATCCGGCCGGGGCCTGGGGCGCCGACCGTGCCGCCCGCATGCAGGATGTTCGCGAAAATCCCACCCGCGCCGCCGAGGGCGCCGGAAAGGGCGTTGGCGATGGGGCCGAGGATGAAGCGGCGGGCCGCCAGCTTCGCCAGATCGGCGATCATTGATGTGACGAGATCGCGGAAATCGAGCTTGCCCGTCTTCACGAAGTCGCCGATGGCGTTCTCGGCGCTCTGGAAAGCCCCGACCAGCGCGCTGCCGATATCCCCACCGATGTCGCGTGCCTTGGCGGCATAGTCGGCGAGGGCCGCCGTGACGGCCTGCCAGCCGGTGAGGGCCTGCTCGGCTCCGGCGGCCGTGTCGGCCCCTGCCTGCCGCCCGGCCGCACCGGCGCGACTTGCCGCCCCGCCGGTCTCGTCCATCTCTTCGCCCAGCGCCCCGGCTGCGGCAGCTGCGTCTGCCAGCGCAGTCTCGGCATCGGCCCCCGTGCCGGTCACGGCATCCTTCAGCGCCTGCCAGCTGGCCAGCGGCCGACCGGCGGCATCGGCGAGCATGCCGGCCGCTTCGCGATAGCCATCGGCCCGGGCGCGGGCATCCTCGGCCATGACGCCAAGCCCGAGGTCGGGCGGTTCGAGGTAGGTGCGTGCCAGCGCGGCGGAGAAGGCATCCGCGGCGGCAGCCCCTGCGGCCGTTGCCGCGCCCTCGAACGGGTTGCCGATCCGCCCCAGTTCCACCGGATCGAGGATGCCGATCCGCACCCCACCTTCGCCGGTGGCCCATTCGGGCAGCAGCGCGAGGGCCGCGTTCAGGGTCTCGATGAAGCTGTTGATGCGCGTGACGACGCCGTTGAGCATCGCCTCGACGCCGGAGATCAGCCCGTTCGCCGCCTGGAAGGCGAAATCGCCGATCGCTCCGGGCAGGCTGCCCCAGATCGCGACGGCGGCGTCATACGCCCCCTGGAAGATCGCCGCCGTCCGGTCGCCGAAGCTGACGACGCCCGCGATGGTGCCCTCCAGCGCCGTGAGACTGGCCGCTTTCAGCCCCTGCCATCCGGCCGCCATCTTCGCGAGGGCCGCATCCAGCGACAGACCGATGCGCGACCATACTTCTTTAGCCAGATCGCCCAGCAGCCGGAACGCCTCGCCCACGCCACCGACACGGGCCACCAGCTGCCAGAACTGATATACCAGTTCGCCAGCGCCGACGATCAGCGCGCCGATGCCGGTCCGGATCAGGGCACCGCGCAGGAACACCAATGCCGTGGCAAGGCCCCTTACCGACAGGGCCGCAGCCGCCATCCCAGCCACCCAGCGCCCCGCCATGACCGCTGCGAAGGTCGCGGCATAGGTGGCCAGCCGCCCGAGGTTGTCGAAGAGCGCCGTGATCGCCTGCCCGATCGGGCCGGTCGCGCGCGCCAAGTCGGCGAGTTTTGTGGCGACAGTCTCCAGCGCCGGGGCGACGGCCACGGTCAGGCGGTTCACGAGGCCGGTCCAGATCAGGCTCAGCCGCGCGATGGCATCACCCGTGCGTTCGATCTGCGCCGCATCCGCCGCGCTGACCGCCACCCCGAAGTCCTGCACGTCGCGGGCGGCGTCGCGCAGCGTGGCACTGTCGATCCGCAGGAAGGCCAGCGCCGCCCGGTCGCCGAAAAGGTCGGAGGCCACTGCCGCCCGCTCGGCCTCGGGCACGAAACCGTTCAGCGCGTCCTGGATCGCGACGATGCGCTGGTCGAGCGGCAGGGCCTGCAGTTCCGCCGCCGTCAGGTTCAGCCGCCGCAGCGCGCCGACCGCCGCGCCCGATCCGCTGGCGGCCTCCGACAGCCGGGTGGTCAGCTTCTTCGTCGCCTGCTCGATCTCGCCCATCGAGACGCCCGCCAGCTCGCCGGCCCAGGTCAGGGTCTGGATGCTCTCGACGGTCGTCCGCATCGACTGCGCGAGTTTGGCCTGCGCGTCGATGTTCGCGAGCCCCGAGCGGATCATCGCCACCCCGGCCGCCGCAGCAGCCGCAGCGACAGCCGCCAGAGCGATCCCGGCCCGGCGCGCGAAGCTGGCGAGGCGCGTGTTGGCCAGTTCCATCTCGGAAGACAGGCGACCGAACCCGCGCGAGCCGGCCTCACCGATGCCTTCCAGTTCGGCGCGCACCTGGCGGCCGCCCACGGCGGCAAGCCTGACGGAGACGCGTCTCTCGGCCATGGGATCGGGACTCCGGGTGGAATGGGGTCAGTCGCGGTTGGCCGCGATCTGCTCGTTGACGCGGCGGACCATCACCGCCTCGAGGGCGGGCAGCAGTTCGGCGATGGCGGGCGGGGGGATTCCGAGGGCCGCGCCCAGCGCCAGCGCCGCGCCCATGTCCCAGCCGATCACCGCGCCCGGGATGACGCGCATCTGCCCGCCAAGGCGCTGCGCCAGGTCCCAGACCTGCGCGCCTTCGAGCGTCAGCGGCCGGTTCAGCCGTGCGGGGCAGTCGGGACAGGGCCCTGCGCAGGCCGCGCAGTAGCCTTCGCCCCCGCCGAAGGACCAGTCGGCAAGGGCGATGAGGCGTTTTTTTCCGCGTCCAGCAGGAGAGCCTTGGCGACGTAAGAAGTCTGGAACGCCTCGAAGGCGGGCCAGATGTCGAGGAGCGCGTCGATGGCCTCGAGGCTTGGCTCGATGGGATTGCCATTGGCATCGCCGATCCCTTCCCACTCGATGATCGCGCGCCGCGCCAGTGCTTTGGCCATGGCGAGCGCGGCTTCCTCGGTCGCGGCCCCCTCAGGCAGATCGGCAATCGCCGGATCGCCCCGCGCGGCCACCATCAGCGCGGTGGTCAGCGGGCGGAGCCGGACACGCACGCCGGGGATGAGGTCGCACCACTGCGGCGCGTTGGTGAGGTCGAGGGTCAGCATGGCGTGCCTTCTCAATAGGTTGCGACGGTGTTGACGAGGACGGCGGTGCACATCCGGGCGGGGCTGGTGGCCTTCGCGGCCTGCCAGTCGAAGGTGGCCTGGATCCCCTGCGGGCCTGGGATCTCGATCCGGGGACGCGGCAGGTAGACTGCGTGCGCCGTGAAGGTGAAGCTGGCTTCGGCACCGAGGCTCCAGGCGAAGACCAGTTCGCAGGGCGTGCCGTCGATGGCCTGCGTGATCAGCGCGGTGTCGGCAAAGCGCACCTCCACCCGACCGGTCAGCGCGGCCATGCCGGGATCGGCCCCCTCGATGCGTCCGTCCGAGCGGATGGTCTCGATCCGGTCGAGGCCGTTGGAGTAGGTCACTTCGGCCGAGATGACGTTGCCAAGCGGCGTGCCGTTCCGGGTGATCGCGCCGTTGAAATGCCCGAACCGCTGCAACGCCAGCGCGGTCGGCGTGCCTGCGGCCGTGGTCGCGGCGACGTTCTCGCCCTGCGCGACAAGCCGGGCAGTCGCGGTCAGCAAACCGGACCGCGCCATCTGCCAGGACAGCTGGTCACAGACACAGCCGGTGTACATCGCATAGCGCGGCACCTCGGGCATGGCCGTCTCGATGGCAATCGACGGCAGCGTCCAGTTGCCGGACTGGAAGGTGTGGGTCTTGGGCGTGGTGCCGGTCGTCGTGGGCTGACCGAAGGCCGCCTTCAGCCAGAGCCCGAAGTTCTCGACATCGATCGGCACCACCACATCGCCATCGGCGGTGACCGCGTCCTTGATCGGGGCCAGCGGGTCGCGCCCCTGGCCCAGAAGTTCCGAGGCGATCAGCGGCTGTTCGGAGCCGAGCGTGGTGCTGGCGAAGGGCACCGTCCGGTAGCCCGTGGCGGGCGCGGTGCCATAGACGGTCTCGAACGCAAGCGCCATCTGCGCCCGCGCCCCATGGGCTCGTGCCATCGTTGTCTCCTGTGGTGAGTGGGATCAGGCCAGCGGATCGGCCGTGGAATAGTGCAAGATAACCGGGATCACCGCCGCCTTCAGGCTGGCGGCACCCTCGACCGGCAGATCGACCGGGCGCGGGGCTTCCGCCTCGACCCAGTCGCAGAGCCCGCCCAGCGTGCGGTCGGCGGCAAGCGCCGCGCCGATGCTGGCGCAGAGAGTATCGAAAGCGGCGTCACGCGCGGCCCCCTGCACGACCGTCTCGATCTCGGCGCGGTGCTGGTAGTGGTAGCGCAGCGGCGACAGCGTCACCTCGGGATCCCCCGGCTCGCCGTCGCGCAGGATCAGGAGGCCAGTGGCAGGGACTCGTTCGGGCAGCGCGTCACCGCGCAGGGCGGTGGCGGGCAACGCCGAAAGCCGCGCGTGCAGCGCGGCGAGGATGGTTTCGCGGGGGGTGGGCATTGCTCGAGCCAATTGCGATAGTTGATCGGAAGGTGCACGAAACTTCGTCCGATTTTCGGGCACGTGCGGCCGTGGCCGTTTCATGATTTGCCGTGGAGGCGCAGAGAGTATTGGACACAGAAGTATTCTGGCTTGCCGGCGTCTTTCTCGTAATTGCTGTGATCTACGCGGCCGTCGGACAGGCAGGAGCGTCCGGCTATATCGCGATCATGGCACTATTCGGCTTCGCGCCGCTGGCCATGAAAACGACCGCGCTCGCCCTGAATCTCATGGTGGCCGCAATCGGCACGGCCTGGTTCATGAAGTCCGGCCGATTGTCATGGCGCAACATCTATCCATTTGCCGTTCTGGGCTTCCCGTTCTCGATGCTTGGTGGGTCGATCCAGTTGGCGGAAGGGGTGTATTACCCTATCGTCGGTGCAATCCTGGTGCTTTCCGCGTTGCAGATGGCACGATCAGCGATGAAAAGACCCGCAGGAAACGTCGCACCTCCCAAGACGCCGCCATTCTTGGCTGCTCTGGCGACAGGGGCGCTGATAGGCTTCGTATCGGGAACGACAGGGACCGGTGGCGGTGTTTTTCTCGCGCCAGTGATTCTTGCGATGAGATGGGGCACGGCGCGTCAGACGGCCGCAACAACAGCGGTCTACAATCTGATGAATTCTGCGGCCGCCCTGATCGGTGCCTACGCCTATTGGGATCAGATCCCCGCATCGCTGCCCTTGTGGCTTGCGGCAGTCGCGGTTGGGGGCACAGTTGGCGCGTTCGTCGGAAGCCGATACCTCTCGGACCGCTGGCTGCGAGGCATCCTGGCCGCGCTGCTGCTGGCATCGGGGGTCAAGTTGCTATTGTAGTCCTGCGCCCCTGAGCGGGTTTTACTTCGTCGCAAAACTTTCCCTCCACCCAGTTCGCCACGATCAGCCCCGGTACGGCATCGTGGGCCCGCTCCGCATCCCGCGCCAGGTCCAGCCGCTTCGGCAGCTTGACCTGCGGCACCAGCAGGAAGATCGGCGCGGTCACGAGGCCACGGCCGGTCTTCGACCATGATGCAACAGCGCGGCCCTTGGTGTTCAGCCGCCCCTCGGCCACCAGCAAACTCGGGCCCCGGCGGCGATAGATGAACCGTAGGCGCAGGCCAGTGCGGCGTTCCCATTCGCCGGGGGTGATCCGGCCGCCGCGCAGGGACTTGCCTGCAGCGGGTGTGGGGATCGCCAGCCAGAAGCCGCTTTTCGAGCGGATCAGCGGGCCCGTGTCGTGGGCGCCGACGATGACCGGGGCGTTGGACCAGACCACGGTCGCCGCGTTCAGGCTGGGTTTGGCCTTGGGGAACTGTTCCGACCGGATGGTGCGGGCAAGCCGGGCCCCGAGCCCCGCGCTGGTGATCTGCAGCCGCCACGCCGCCTTCAGCCCGGTCCCGGCCTCGCGGATTGCAGCCGACACGGCCCGCTCGCCCGCTGTCACCTCCGCCGCCATCATCGCGACGATGTCGGGATCGATGTCGAGCTTCAGTTTCACGCTGGCCTCAGATCGACGGTCCAGACCAGGCGCTCGCGGTCGCGGACGGGTTCGCCCTGGATGAGGAAGGCCTCGCCGTCGATCTCGATGCGATCGCCGGGGCGCGGGGCTTGCACTTCGGCCACGCGCAGGTCGATGCGCGTGGTTTCGGACCAGAGCCGCGCATCGCCGAAGTCGGTGACGGCATCGGCGCGCCGGGCGATTATGCGCACGAGGACCGGCGCGCCGCCATCGGAGATGTAGACGGCGGCGCGACCGATGTTCGGATCGGCGAAGAGCGCGCCGACGGCGGCGGCGAAGGCGCTCATCAGAAGGCCCCGTTCAGCCGCACCCGGCCGATGGTGTCGCCTGCGCCGCCCGCCACCGCGACCACGGCCACGCCAATCAGGGTGTTCGAGGTGGTGGTCTTGGTCGCTTCCTTTGCAGTGTTGTCCCAATAGACCTTGTCGCCTGCGGCCCAGGCTTGCGATGCAACCTTCTTCAGGTCGTAGACGCCGGTGAGCGCGGCCTCGACCGCCTCGCCGACGGCGGCGGTGCCCGCGGCGACGCCGAAGATGGAGCCGATAAGCAGGCCGTCGCCCGAGGTGACGGCATAGGGCGCGGTCAGGGTGATGGTGTTGCCGGGCTGGACGTAGTTTTTCATCGGGGTGTCCCTTTTGTGACAGTTGCGCGTGGTGCGAATTTTTCCTACCTTTGCGGCAGGAGGATCGGACATGGCCGGAAAGATCAGCATTTCCATCACCGACGAGCATGCCGCGCTCTTGCAGGAGGCCGTGGGCAGCGGCGCCTATGCCTCGTCGAGCGAGGTGGTCCGCGAGGCGCTGCGCGAGTGGCGCGCAAGGCGGGTTGTCGGAGCGCTCTGGGACGAAGGGCTCGCCAGCGGACGCGCCGAGCCTGGCACGACCATGGCGGACATCAAGCGCGAGGCGCGCAGCCGCCGCAGCCTGTCCTGACCCTTCATGGCCCGGGTGTTCTTCACGCGGGCGGCCCGCGACGACCTGATCGACATCTGGACGCATATCGCCGGGGACGATCCGGCGGCCGCAGACCGCGTGCTCGACAGGCTCGATGAGGTCGCCAGCCATCTGGCGGACAATCCGCAGATGGGTCCGGCCCGGGACGATATCCGCCCCGGGCTGCGCTATCTGGTGAGCGGCTCCTATCTGCTCTTGTACCGCATCGTCGGCGACGACATCGAGATCGTCCGCGCCGTGCACGGGCGGCGCGACCTCTACGGCCTCATCTGACCTTACGCGCCCGGGTTCTTGTAGAGGCCGCGCCAGTCGATGGCCTTGGCGCCGAAGTCGAGGCGGCACTTGATCTCGACGCCGTCGACGTCGAAGCCGTTACGGGTCTCGATGTAGGCGCCCTGCTGGCCCTCGAGATAGGCGTATTCGATGGTGTCGATCTGGTTGGGGCTCGCGGCCAGATACCAGGAGGTGGCGCTGGCCGCGTCGAGGCGCGGCTCGCTGATGGGCGAGAGGGTGCGGATCGACTGCGGCACCACCTTGGCGCTGTCGGCGGGCACGAGGTTCTGGGCCACCAGCTGCTCGGCCTTCAGTTCGAGGGCCGCGGGGACGATCAGGAAGGCGGGCCGGATGTTCAGCACCGTCTTCTTGTCGAGGCCGGTCTGTAGTGCCATCGCCGCCCGCGCCGCGCCGACGCTGGCGACATCGAGCGCCGCGCCGGTGCCTGCGAGATTCTTGTGCGTGGTGTGGAACAGCGCGTTGCCGTCGGCCATCGCCGGGTTCGCGGTGATGATGCCCCAGACGACGTCCGACTCCAGCTGGGCGATGGAGTTGCCGTACATCGCCGGGATCCGGGTGAAGGCGTCGAGATCGTCGTTGATCAGCACCTGACGGGTGATGGCGACGACCCGGCCATAGGTCTTGACCTTGTAGCTCTCCTTGCTCTCGCCCAGCGTGCCGCGCTTGAACTCACCGCTTTCGCCCACTTCGAGGAGTTGCGGTGCCTCGCCCAACTGGACCCGGTGCATCGACTTGAAGTCCGTGGCGAGCACCTGGCGGCAGAAGAGCGCGAAGGTGCGGGGATAGGCGTCATAGGCCTGCCGGAGGGTCTTGTTGGTCACGGCCGACAGGATCTCGGGGAAGTCCGAGGTCGAGTGCAGGGCCCGCGTCGCCACCTCGTCGCGCGAGAGGCCTCGCGTGTTGACCCCGGCATTGCCGAGGCTTTCGCGGGCCAGTTCCAGCAGTGTCATGCCGCGATACTGGCGCGCGGCATCCTCCAGCGGGAAGAGCGTCGGACTGTAGCGATGCAGCAGCGCGTTCGCCACCGCGTCGCGGCGGGTGATGCGCTCGTCCCGGCCGCCGAGCGGGACGGAGACATGCGGGAAGGTCCGGGTCTCGTCCGATTTCGCGGCGACCTGGTCGAGGATGAGGCGGCGGGATTCGTCCACGCTGACGCCGCGCTTGACCAGATCCTCGGCGAAGCTGCGCTCGAGGTTCAGGCGGCCGGTCAGATCGTAGATCGTGGATACACGATCACGCTCCGCTTCGCGGGCGCGGGTCGCGATGGCCTCGCTGTCGGGCGAAGGTGCCGGTTCCGGCATACGTGCGGTCGGCGGTTCGGGGTTCGCCGGAGCCGCGACGGGCGGCTGGCGGGTCTCGGTCAAGGCGGGGACATCCCCGGCCACATTGGTCGTGCTCTCAGGCATGGATGCCTCCTTTTGCATGCGGTTGTCGACGATCTCGACGGGATAGCTGGCCTGATCGGCCGCGCGGACCTGCGCGCGGGGATCGGCGGGAACGGTCACGAAGCTGACCTCGAGCGGGGTCCAGCGTTCGACGATGCGCTGCTCGACCTCGCCCCTCGCGGCGGGCTCGACCACCTTCACCCGCTCGATGGAATAGCCGACCGAGACGTTGCGGATGATGCCGTCGCTGATCAGCCCGAACATGCGGTCGGCGGCCTGGTCGAGCCCTTCGCGGGGAAAGCGGATGGTGGCCTTGCCTTCCTTGCCCTCGATCCAGGCGCGTTCGACCACGCCCACCTGCGAATGCGAGGACCAGACCGAATGGCTGTCGAGCGCCGGGGCCCCGGCGTTGAGGCGGGTCAGGTCCACCGCCCTGTCGCTGACCTCGAGGATTTCGTCGAAGGGCACGGAGGTGTCCCAGCCGATCCAGCGCCGCCGCCGGACGGCCGCGCCGGTGGTGAATACCACATCAACCGAACGCGCCTCGGAATTCACGGTCGCGGGCAGGATGGGCGCGCGCCGCAGCTGCATTGGCAGGGCGACCGGGGCCGCCATCATCGTGTCGGGCATGGCCCTATTCCTTCTCGGTTTCAGATGAGGGGGCGGCCGGTTCCGTGGCCGGATCGCCCGCCTGCGCGCTGCCGGTCTTGGTGACGCGGCGCGGATCGCTGTCGAGCACGAGGCCGAGACCATCGAGCTTGGCGTTGGTCGCAGCGATCTCGGCCAGCACGGCGTCCGGGTTGTGGCCCTGCCGGGCGATGGCCTGCGCCAGCGTCATCGTGCCGGTCCGGATCGCCAGCAGATCGGCCATCGCATCCTTGTAGGGATCGACGGCATCGAACTTCGGCGGCGACCATTCCACCGGGACATCCGGCGTCGGGATCTGCCCCGCCGCCCATGCGGCCTCGGTGAACCAGCGCCAGACCGGCGCGCAGAGCATCGGGATGAAGAGCTGCCACTGCACGGCGTCGATCATCCGGCGGAACTCGACGAGCCCGGCCCGGATCGAGGAGTAGTTGACCTGGCTGAGATCGCCGGTCAGCAACTCGTAGGGCACCCGGAACCCCGCCGAGATCGTGTGCAGGCTGGCCCTCTTGTATTCGCCATAGCCGCCGGTGGCAGCGGGCTGGTTGAACCGGATGTCCTTGCCGCCGCGCGCATAGGCGATCAGCCCCGGTTCGAACTGCTCGACCCTGTTGCCATCGGCATCGACCACGGCGGGCGCGATGCCCTGCTGCGCCTCGTCGTCGCCGAAGACGATGGCCGTGACGCAGGCCTCGGTCTTCTTGCGCACCAGTTCGGCCACCTCGTAGTCGTCGAGGTCGCGCAAGCTGCGGATTACCGGTGCGCCCCAGGGAACGCCGCGCGCCTGCGTGCGCTGCTTCTCGTAGACATGGGCGATTTCGGTCGCGGGGACCGGTCGCGATCCGAGCCCGCCCTGCAGCGCACCCCAGGCATCGCCGGGATGCGCGGCGTGCAGCCAGTAGGCCCGGCGTTTGCCCATCGGATCGAACTCGATGCCCTGAACGATGCGGGCGGAACTGGCGTCGCTCCGCTTGGCCCCATCAAGTAAATCGGCCTCAAGCACCTGCAATTGCAGCGGCACCGACAAACCATCCGACGACCGCCGCAGCCTGCGCCGCACCAGCACCTCGCCCGCCTCGACCATTTCGCGGCAGATCAATGTCTGCAGCCCGTAGAAATCCAGCTGGCCGTCAGCGTCGCAATCCGCCGTCCAGCGGGTAAACAGGGCGTCTACCTTGCGATCCAACTTGTCGTCGCCACTCGCGGCACGGGGCATGATGCCGCTGCCCACGATGTTGTTCACCAGCACCGCCACGGCCTTGGCCGCATGCGGGTTGTTGCGCACCAGATCGCGCATCCGGTCGCGCAGCAGTGCCCCGGCCACGCCGATCTCGGTGTCTGCCGAGGATCCCGGGGCGCGCCATCCGTCCGTGCGCCGCCCCTTGGACGCCCCGTCATAGCCGCGTGTCAGGGTCTCGAAGGCCTGCCGCGCCAGCACGCGCCGGGCGGCGGCGCGCGGGGCGACTGAGGCAATGGCATGATCCATCCAGTTCGCGGGCATCAGCGATCCCCACGGGAGAAGCCTGCCAACCCGGCCACAGGCAGCGGCCGTGTGGCCCCCGCGATGTCACGTTCGATGGTCCGAATCCGGCCGAGCAGATCTTCGGCCGATCCGTAATCGACCGACTTGCCATCATAGCTGACGCGGGTCGTGCCGCTGGCATAGGCCCGGCGCAGGGCGGCAAGTTCGGTTTCCGTCCAGTCTGCCATCTCAGAACCATCCTCCGCGCCGGCCAAGCCAGTCCGACTGCCGTTTTCCCTGGGGTGCGGTTTGCGGTCGATTGACCCGCCCCGCGCCATCCATTTCCGTTGGCGCGGCCCCGAGTTGATCCTCGAGATCGCGCCATTTCTCGTCGGTCCAGCGATCCGCGCCCGCGATCCAGGCGGCGGCGCGGGCATAGACCCGGCAGTCCAGCGCCTCGTTGCGTTCGCGCAGCTTCTGCCATTCCAGCCGGGCGAAGCCGCGTTTGGTCCGCACCGTCACCAGTTGCTCAGCCACAAACTGCTTCAGCCATTCATTCTCGACCCAATGCGGCAGATGCACCGATCCCGGCGGGAACGCCGCCCCCTCAGCCATGTCTTCCTCGGTCAGGCGCTCCAGCCGCAGGAAGCGATAGGTCTCGGCCTTGAAGGTCGACACCGCCACAGTCCAGAGACGCGCCCCGCGCCGCAGACGTTTGCCGCCCTCGGTCGCATCGACAAATGTCGGCCCCGATACCGGGCTCGAACGGTTGAACCCCTCGACGCCCTTGACCGGCGAGACCTGCGCGAAGCCCTGCGCCCGCGACCAGGAATAGACCGCCGGGGCCTCGTAGCCGGTGTCGATGGCGAGCCGAGCGATGCGCAGCTGCGCGCCGCGTTCGTGCGGCCAGCTTCTGTCTAGCAGCGCGGTCAGTTCCGACCATGCGTCGTGCCGATCCGGCCCGCCCTCGATCACGACGTGATCGACCAGCCAGCTTTCCAGCCCACGCCCCCAGGCCCAGACGTCGACCTCGATCCGGTCCTTCTGCACATCGGCCCCGGCGGTCAGGAACAGCCCGCCCGCGGGCACGGTGCCGGGTGACCAGCGCTCGCGCCGGTCGTAGAGCCGCTGCCAGTCGGGCGCTTCCCCGGTCTCGACCCAGGTCTCGCCAAGGATCGTGTTGCGGAACGCCTTGATCGCCTCGTCCGACCCTTGGGCCGCGTCCCATGCCCGCACGATCCGCTCCCAGCTCAGCCAACCGATCGGCGAATAGAGCGCCGAGAGGTGATACCCGACCGTGGTCGGATCGGCGGCCGTGGCGGTCGCGCGCCATTCGCCGCCCTCAAGCATCGCCGTCTTGTGGTGTTCCGCGATGGGCGTGTCGCAGCCCTCGCAATGATACTCCGCCGTCTCCGGGCGGCCCTTCTGCCAGCGCAGCCGGTCGAACTTCAGCCACTGCATCACCCCGCAATGCGGGCACGGCACGAAGAACCGCCGCTGGTCGGACGCCTCGAACTCGCGCTCGATCCGGCTCAGCCCCCGGATCGTTGGCGTCGAGACCAGCAGCACCTTGCGCCGGTGGGCGAAGGTCAGCGACCGGGCTTCGGCCAGCGTGACCGGATCGCCTTCCTCGTCGGCCGACGCCGGATAGGCGTCGACCTCGTCGAGGAAGATGTACCGCGCCGGAGTGGACCGGAGCCCCACCGCCGAGTTCGCGCCCGTCATGATCAGGATGCCGCCCGCGAATTCCTTCGACAGCATCGTGTTGCCCGCATCACGGGATCGCGCCGGTTTGACCCGCTCCCGCAGTTCCGGGCTCTCGTCGATCAGCGGGTCGATCCGCTGGCGCGAGTTGCGCTTGGCCAGTTCCACCGTCGGCTGGACCGCCAGCATCGGCCCCGGCGCCTGGTGGATGGCGAAGCCGATCCAGTTGTTGCCGGCCTCGGTCGCCCCGACCTGCGCGGCTTTCATGAACACGATCCGCTGCGTGGGATCGCCCGGCGACAGCCGGTCCATGATCTCGCGCATGTAGGGCGTGCGCACCGTGCGGTATCGCCCGGGTTCGGCCGATGCGCGGCCCGACAGCATCCGATGCCGGTCCGCCCATTCCGAGACGGTCAGGTCCGGGTCGGGTCGCAGCCCGTTGTCCCAGGCGCGCAGGATCTCGCCCGCGCCGTCGAAGTCCGTCAGGCCGCCGGAATCATCGTTGTCATCACCGGAAGTCGGGCCGGACCTCGGCGAGTTCGTCGAGGTTGGCGCGTACATGTTTCTCCAGCACCTTCTGCATCGCGGCTGGCTCCACGGTGATCTGCTGGCCCGTCGCGTCGCGGCACGAGGCCGAGAGCTCGGCCGCCATCAGCGCCGACGCGCGCGCGGGCCACGTCACCCATGCGTCCCGTTCCTCCCGCGCCAGCCGGAAAACCAGCGCCAGCGCGCGGGCCCGCTCGATCAACTCCCCCTTCAGCTTCTGCAGACGGATGCGCCGCTCCTGCGCCTTCAGCACCTCGTTCGCGGTCTTCGCCTGCAGGAAGGTCGTGCCGCCACCGACCGCCGGGACTGCCAGACCCTGTTCGCGGAGCGTGTCTCCGACCGCTGCCACCGCCGCCTCGGGGACGGGCTTCATCTTGGGCGCGGGCGGCTTTCTCGTCTTCGATGGGTCCGTCGTCTCGGCACGTCTGGCGTCGCTGGCCGCCGCGTTGATGCTGCCGTCGGGATAGAGGACCAGGCGCTCGGCGGTCTTCGCTTTCTGGATCGCGCCCCGCGACAGCCCGACATGCGCGGCGTACTGGCGCTCGCTCATGCCCTGCATCGATAGCTCCGATTATCATTCAGAATCATGTGCTTATCGAGTTGATAAGCGGCGCGGACAGAGCGAACTTCCCTTCAACGAAGCGATGCAACTCACCAAGGAGCCACCCCGATGACCCGCCGCGCGACCGACAACACGAAAGCCCTCGACGCCTTCATCGCCGCCAAGTCCGAGATCGACGCGATGCTGGAGCGGCTCGCCGCCCTCAGCGCCGACCACTTCGAGACCAGCCCCGACGCGATCAACTGGGGCCATGTCGGCACCCTGAACCACTACCGCGCCAAGCTGCGCGAGATCACCGACATGGCCTTCAGGGAAGGCGAACACGCCGAGTGAGACGACCCGCTCCCGGTCCCGCCCGCCGACTGGCGGGCTCGACCTCGTAGAAGGGCCCGCATCCCGCGCGCCCCGATACGGGAGACGACGATGACCCAGCTTTCCGACACCCAAGCCCTGATCCTGAGCGCCGCCGCCCAGCGACCCGAGCATATTGCCCTGCCGCTGCCCGAGAGCCTGCGGGGTGGCGCCGCCGCCAAGGTGGTCGGCGCGATGCTCTCCAATGGGCTCCTGCAGGAGGTCGACGCAGACCTGCGGAAGGGCGAACCAATGTGGCGTGAGACCGGCAACGGCCATGGGACCACGCTGGTCGCCACCGATGCAGGGCTCGCCGCTATCGGCATCGAGCCCGAGGACGCGAACACCGCGCCCGTGGGCGCGACGGACGCGCCGACCGACGAGCCCGTGCCCGACACCGCCAGCGAACCAGAGCCGCGCCCAAGGCGCGCACCCCGCGCGAGGGCACCAAGCAGGCCAAGCTGATCGCCATGCTGCGCGCACCGGACGGCGCGACCATCGAGGAAATCATGGCCGCGACCGGATGGCTTGGTCACACGGTGCGCGGCGCGATGGCCGGGTCGCTGAAGAAGAAGCTCGGGCTCGAGGTGACCTCCGACAAGGTCGAGGGGCGCGGGCGCGTCTACAAACTCCCCGCCGCCTGACGCGCCGGACCCCGACAAGCTGATGGCCGCCGTCCCTCCGGGGCGGCGGTCGATCATCTGGCGCTCCGCATCCAGATCGCCTCGAACACCCGCCGCAGGACGTAGGACCGCGCGATGCTCACCACCGTGAACACCGCGCCCATCTTCAGGTTCTGCGCCAGCGTCGTGTGCAGCCCGAAGACCGGGAAGATCAGGATCTGCGTGACGACAGCGACGCCATAGCCGACGATCACGTTGGCCACGGACTCGACCAGCGACATGAGGCGGCTCTGCTTCATGCTGGCACCCCGTCATCCATCGGCCAACAGTTCAGCTGCCAGAGTTCGCAGCGCATGCGCAGCAACCAGGGGGACCACGCCGTTGCCACAGAGGCGAAGCCGGTCCACCCGGTGGGCCAGCCCATCAGCGCCTCGACGAACAGCGGGTTCAAGGTCCGGCGCGCATCGGAGGTATCGCGCCCAGCCATCGGCGTCGTGAGGACCTGGCGGCCAAGCAGGCCGTTCACCGGCGTGTTCGCAAGGCTCGTCGCCCCGTCCTTGTGGTCGCGGGCCGTCGGCGTCATCCACAGTCCCGCCGAATGGGTCAGGTCGGCTGAGCGGCGGTTGCCAGCACTCGGCTTGCAGCCATCGTTCGCCATCGGCGTCGGCCAGAGCGCTGCCGTCGTCGCGAGGTTCATCCCGTGCTGACCGGCTTCCTGCGACGGAGTCGGCTTCGTCTGCCGGTTCTCGTTGGCACTGGCCCTCGGCGTCGGCCAAAGCCGCATCATCTCCGTCCGGTTGCCGCCACTCGAGCGGGTGCCAGAGCAGGCGCGCGGGGTCGGCCAGATCATCCCCCTCGCGGATCGCGAGGATGAACAGCCGCTCGCGCTTGTGGGGCGCGCCGACTTCCGCCGCCGTGAAGAGGCCTGCCGCAAGGCGGTAGCCCATGCCGACCAGTCCTGCGGCGACTTCGGGGAAGCCGAGGCGGAGATGATGGGCGACATTCTCGAGGAAGACGAAGGGCGGCTCAACCTCGCCGATGATGCGGGCGACATGCGGCCAGAGGTGGCGCGGGTCGTCGGCGCCCCGGCGCTTGCCCGCGACGGAGAACGGCTGGCACGGATAGCCCGCAGTAACGATATCCACCGCGCCACGCCACGGGCGGCCGTCGAAGGTTCCAACGTCGTCCCAGACAACAGCCTGATCCAGGGACGCATCTTCCATCCGCGCCACGAGAGCTGCTGCGGCGAAGGTTTCCCGTTCGACATGGCCCACAGCACGATATCCGGGGATGGCGATGGCGAGCCCGAGGTCGAGACCGCCCGCGCCGGAGCACAGGGAGAGGCCGAAGAGGCATGCGTCTCCGGCCCCGGAAGCGTCTCCGGAGGAAGGTACAGCCAAGTCATGCATGTCACGCGGCGGGTTCGGGTTGGGGTTCGTGTCTGGCCCGGGTTTCTCCAAGCCGCTCGACCGTCACTTGCGCGAAAGTCCGGCCGTCTCCGTCGAGGATTGCGTCGCGGCCGGTCTCGGCCTGCCAGCGTTCCACGGCGACATCGACATAGGCCGGACTGATTTCCATTGCGAAGACGCGACGGCCATTGGCCTCGCCCGCCATGATCTGCGAGCCCGAGCCTGAGAACGGCTCGTAGCAGAGGCCGCCTCGGGCAACGTGCTGGCGCATCGGGATCCCGAAGGCGTCGAGCGGCTTCGGCGTCGGATGGTCGGGCCGGTCGTCCTTTGCGAAGCTGGGCAGCGCCCATGTCGATGGCAGCGTTTCCTCGGCCACCTTCGGCGGGCGGTTCGGGCGGCGCCAGCCCATGAAGCAAGGCTCGTGCTTCCAGAGGTAATGCGACCGGGTCAGAACCCCGCGGTCCTTCACCCAGATGATCTGTTGATGGACGAAGGCACCCGCCTTTTCCCAGCAGGCTTCCAGCATCGCCTGGCGGCGCGAGGCGTGCCAGCAGTACCAGGCCGCGTCTTCGGCGATGGCCTCGGCGACCGCCGCAGCGATGAAGCCGTCGTAGAGTTCCGCACCCTGCGAGCTGTCATCCCAGGTCGTGCCGTAGGACGCAGACCAGTCCTTGTTGCGGGTAGGATGGTTCGAGCCGTCGTAATCCACCAGATACGGCGGGTCGGTGGCGAACAGGATCGCCCGCTCGCCATTCATCAGACGGCGCACATGGGAGGCGCTGGTGCTGTCACCGCAGAGCAGGCGGTGGTCGCCGAGTATCCACAGGTCACCAGTGCGCGAGGCCGGATTGCGCGGCGGTTCGGGGATGGTCACCGGCGGCACGGAGCCCCCGGCGCCACCTTCTTCACCGTCGTCTTCCGCGACGTAGGCCAGCAGCTTGTCGAGTTCGCCGTCCGAGAAGCCGACCAGCGACAGGTCGAAATCCTCGGCCAGCAGATCGTTCAGTTCCGCCGACAGCAGCGCCTCGTCCCAAGTGCCGAGTTCCGTCAGTTTGTTGTCCGCGATCCGGTAGGCCCGGCGCTGCGCCTCGGTCAGGTGCCCGAGCACGATGACCGGCGCCTCGGTCAGCCCGAGCTGCGTGGCGGCCAGCACGCGTCCGTGGCCCGCGATGAGCTCGCCGTCCTCGGCCACGAGGCAAGGCACGGTCCAGCCGAACTCGGCCATGCTGGCGGCGATCTTTGCGACCTGGTCCGCGCCATGCGTTTTCGCATTGCGGGCGTAGGGCTGGAGCTTGGCCAGCGGCCACATCTCGACCGCGTCCGGGGCGAAGGTCAGCGTCATGGTCGGGTGGTTTCCGATGTTCAGGTGGATGCCGATGGCTTCCGGACTCCGGATGCCGGGCTGGACTCCCAGCGGGGTCCAGTGGCTACCAGCGGTGTCCGGTCGAAAGGCCAGCGTTTATTGGTGTTTGCGTGGGGTCAGGTGGATCCGGCTTCCGGGTGGCTTCCCAAAAATCCGGCCCTGACGCTGGCGATGTCCCGCGCTTCGCCCGCCAGCATACGAATGTCGCCAGGAAGGAACCGCAAACTCCCTCGGGGTGAACCCCGGCCGGACCCTCGCTGGATACCGGGGTCCTGAAGGCCCCCGTCGACGCAAAGGGGAGAGCAAGCCTTCCAGCGCACTCTCCCCATCTTGCCTTCGGAATAGCATGGATCTGTTGCAGATGTCGAAGGGAAAAGTGTTGCAACACATTGGAGTCACTGCGCATTCAGCCGCGCAGCGATCTTGGTCAGCGCCAGCTGCCAGCGACGCCAGGCGGTCGTGCGGTCGCACCCCAGCTCGCCGCTGATCTGCTTCCACGGCACGCGGGCGGCACGAGACCAGACGAGCTTGCGCTCCGCCTCCTCGATCCAGAGCACCCAGTCGAAGGTCTGCTCGAGCCGGGTGATCGCGGCGGCTGAGGGCCAGACCCGCATCGGCTGCGGCTCCATGGCCGCGATCTCGCGGCTCGTCCGCACGATGTCGGGCCAGGTGTTGAAGTAGCCCTGCGCCTTCACCGGTGGCAGCTTGCGCAGTGTGCGGAACGCCTCCTCGAAATGATCGGCGACGCAGTCGGCGGTCCATTCGCGATCAGCCATGGCGCGCCTCCTTGGCGGAAGGACGCGGGCCGTAGAGCTTCTCGCCCAGCTGGCGGACCAGTTCACGCTCCGGCCAGGTGAGGCGGTCGTCAACGGCGGAGACCGCGAGGACGCCCTGTTCGTGCCAGCCCTCGCGCTTGACCTGCTCGGGATCCCGGCGCCGACCGCCGTAGCCATGGGGATGCCATCTCATGCGACACCCCCGTTCGTCTCGATGGCCCAAAGCAGGATGGCGATGGCGTCGGCCTCGTTGTCGTCGGCGGGGCTGAAACCGCGGGCGCGGACGGCGGCGATCATCGCAGCCTTGTCGGCGTTGCCCTTGCCAGCGGCGTGACGCTTGATCGTGCCGACCGGGACGCCCTCGTAGGGCACGCCGCGCAGCTCGGCCCATGCGGTAAGCGTGGCCATGAGCCCGCCGTAGATGTGGCTCGCATCGGTGCCCGCGTGGCGGCGGACTTCCTCGAACCAGATCGCGGCGACGGGCCCGGACAGCCGGTCGATCTCGGTCATCCAGTTGGTGAAGCGCAGGTAGCGCATGCCGCCGCCGTCGAAGCGCCCCGGGCGCAGCGAGACGGTGCCGCTGGTGATCAGACCGTCGTGGCCGCGGATCGCCCAGCCGGTCGAGGTGCCGAGGTCGAGTGCGAGGATGCAGCGGTTGCGGGGGGCGCCGAGCGGCAGCGATTCAAACCTTGCGCCGTCGCAATTCGGGATCAGAGTCGGCTGAGCCATGATGGGTCTCCTTTGCCGGTGGCCTGTGGTGGTGGAAGACGACGGCGGTCTGGTGCTTGGCGGTACGGGGCCGCCGTCGTCGGATCGGAAAGCACAAGGGAGCGTCACGGCGGCGCGCGCGGCTGGCCCGGACGTATGGGAGGAGTGGCCAACCCTGTGGGGTGGCCCTCCCATACGTAGTATGGGGGTTTGACACCTAACTGTTCCAGGGAGGGCAAGTGGCTGAAATCATTGCGGAATAAGACTTCATGAAGTCTTCGGGCATGAGTCAGGGACCTAACTCTTATTTGCCCGTAACCCGTTGATTTCGTTGAGTGCACAGTTGGCGCTGTCATATGAGTCAGGCCTCACTCATATGAGTGAGGTCGTCCTCCAGCCCCTCCGGGTAGACCCAGACGGCGGGGTTTTCGACCTGCAGGCAAAGCCCGGATTGGGGGCATTTGAAGTGGCTGGGCAGGACCGGACGGGCGGTCGTGGTGACCTCGCCGGTGTTCGGATCGACCTCCTCGACGGGCGCGCCGAACTGCATCCCCTCGACGCAGAGGTAGCCGAACCGTGACCGTGTGACGGGGAAGCCGAACCCCGAGGGGTCGCGCAGGAACTTCACGAAGCCCTTGGTCGCCAGCACGCTTAGGCGCTCGCGAATGGTGTGCTTGCTGCCCAGACCGCCACGGTTCTCGAAGGTCTCGGCGAACTGCATCGCGGTGTAGAGGCGCTCGCCCGCCGCCTCATCCAGCAGCATGCCGAGGATGACGTCGTGCTTGCGCAGCCGTTCGGCATCGAGTTTGGCGCCGACCTCCTTGCGCACCAGGCGCTCGTTCAGCGGGTTCAGTTCGACCCATTCGCCCTTCACCTTGTCGATGAGCTTGCCCGGCAGCGCGGGGCCGTTCCGCAGTTCGATTTCCAGCCTGCGGACGGTGCTGTCCTCGTCGGGCCGGTGCATGAGCAGCCCCGAGGTGTAGAAGCCCCGCAGCGCGCTGGCGCCGGAGAGCGCGAGAAAGGGATCGTCCTTTACCTGATGCTTGGTGGCCTTGCGGGTGTGGTGAGCGAGGATGACGCCCGCGTCCGGATTGACGGCATCGCGGAGAAGCTCCACCCGGTCCTTCAGGAAGAACATCATCGCGGAGTTGTCGTTCTCGCCACCCCCCTCGGGCCCGCCGTCGAAGAGGTTGCGGATCGGGTCGATGACGATGATGTCGGGCGACGCGTCGGGAGATGCGGCCCGGATCGCCTCGGCTACGCGGGCGACGCCTTCCGCGTCGAGCAGCAGCTTCAGCTTCGGCGTGGCGATGAAGGTGTCGCGCGCGGCGGCGATCACGGCGGCGGGCAGCGCGATCTGCTGCATGCGCTCGCGCAGATAGTGATACTGGATCTCGGCTTGAAGGTAGAACACGCGCAGCGGCCGGGGCGGCGTGAAGCCGAGGAAGGGCACGCCCGCCGCCATGTGCACGAGCCAGGAAATGAGGAAATCGCTCTTGCCGACCTTCGGCGCGCCGCCCAGCACGAGGAGCCCGCCCGGGGTCAGCACGCGCGGTCCGATGATATCCTCCGGCATCGGACTAGTGTCGTCGAGGAGCGCGCCGAGGCTGAATGTCGGCAGCGGGCTGGCCGGGGCACCCGCGTGGGCCGCGCGCAGGAGCGGCGGGCCGTTGCGCTTCACATGCAGCGCCCAGAGCCGCTCGGACTCGGCCTGCAGCCGATCGAGCGGCCAGGACGGGCGCAGCATGGCGGCGTTGTAGCCGCAGATCGCCTCCCAGCCCGCGAACGGGTCGAGGCGGCCCTCGTGCACCAGGCGCACGTAATGGCCGATGGCGGCACTGGCCCCCTGGAAACGGGACCAGTCGTCGACCGCGCCTTCGCGCACTGGCGTGGTGAGCACCGCGTCGATGCCGGGCTTCAATGCTGGTGCGGCGACGTCGCTGGCGAAGCCCACGCCGGGCAGCGGCGGCATGTCGGCGACCTTTTCCGCGAAATCCGCAAGATCCACTTCGACCGAGCGATGTTCGCGGATCTGCACGAGGCGCTGGTGGCCGTGCTTGTGATAGACGGTGCCGGGCACCCGGATCGGCTGGTGCGCCGAGCGGAAATGCGTGTCGCCGCCGACCTTCACGGCGATCTCGCCGCGCAGGCGGCAGAGGGTGGCGAGATCCTCGCTCTCGGCGGGCTCGGTCAGTTTCCACCAGACATGGAGCTTCGCGGCACCCTCCGCCGTCCGCCCGCCGCTCTCGATGATCAGCGTGGGCACGCCGAGGTGGCGGGTGACATGGTCCAGCTTCGCCGGGATATCGCCCGCGTCGAGATCGACGACGATGGCCTGCATCTGCAGCACATCGGCGGCGCGGGCCTGGCCCTGTTCTTCGACCGTGCCGGGGATGACATAGACAGCGGCGCCCTCGCGGTTCGCCCATGCGGCGAAGGTCGCGAGTTTCCCTGGCGCGCTGCCGTCGGCCGGGATCCAGATGTTGTGCGGTTTGCCGTCCCGGCCCTGACCCTTGTCGACGAAGCCGCGGAGCGGGATCAGCCCCTCGCACCAGCTGAGCACGGTGTCGAGGAAGACGGCGATCTGCTCGGGGTCGGGGTCGCAGCCGAACGGGTTCTCGGACGGCGGCCCATCGTTGAAGTCCATCCACGGGTTGAAATGCAGGATGCCGTCGTCGCTCACCGCTCCAGCCTCCAGCAGCGCTCGGCCCACGAGCAGAAGCGGCATTCGAAGAAGTCCGGCGTCGTGGCGATGCGCGGCAGCAATTCGCCCGCGTCGGTCGCCTGAAGGATCCGCACGCCCCGGTCGGACATGCGCTGCGCGAGATCGGCGTCGAAAGGTACCAGTTCGTGGTGCATCTCGGCCGTGTCCTTGTTGATCGCGGTGAAGAGCGCGGGCGCGGCCGAGATGCCGGGTACCGTCCCTTCCATGTAGGCCTGGTAGACCGCGATCTGGGCGGCGTAGACCGGCTTGGACTTGGTCACGCCGTCCTTCACGCAAGCGCGCCAGTTCTTCGCGTTCATGGTCTTGCATTCCCAGAGGGCGGGAACGGCGAGACCGAAGCCTTCGGGGCCCGCGGCGATGATGCCGTCGACATGACCGCGGATGCGCCCGCCCGCGACCGAGAACCCGAACTGGCCGCCATCGGGCCGGTTGCCCTTGCGGGTGTAGAGGTCGAAGCCCGCGCCGCGCAGCCAGGCGACCGCCAGATCCTCGAGCGCATGGCCGATGGCGAAGATGCGCAGCGACTGGCCGCTGAAGTCCTGGCCCTCGTCCTTCGGGGTCGCCGTAAACTCGAACTGCAGGGCCCGCTCGCAAACATGGCCGAGGCGCGAGCCGCCGAGATAGTCGCGGGGCGGCCGCGTGGCCTGATCGGCGGTGAGCGCCTGATCGACGGCGGCATTTACCCGCTCGGCGAAGCTGGGGCGATGGTTGTAGTCCAGCATCAGAACGGCACCTCCGGGGTCTGCGCCCGGGCGATGTCGGACATGGCCTCGCGGAAGCCCTCGACGGCTTCCTCGATCAGCGCGCGCACCTGTGCCTCTGTCAGGTCGGCGAGCGTGGTGGCCCAGCCGATCTCGTCCATCAGCAGCGCCACGCGCTTCATGGTGGCGGTGATCGCGGCGCGCTCTTCCTCGGTCAGGTCAACCATGGCGAAACGCTCCTTGGCCAAGCGCGTCCAGAAGGACTGGCAGGGCATCGAGCAGAACCAGACCGATGGCCGGGGCCGCTTCGAGCGGTGCGGATCGAACCAGCCAAAGCCACGCGTGGGTTGCTGGCAGACAGCACAGAGCGTCCCACGCGGATGCCAAAGCCGCCGCCGGTCCTCGACCATGATGGGGGTGATGGAGGCCATGGGTCATGCCGCCCTCCGTTCGGGCCGGGCGGCCGTGTCGATCAGCTGGCGGATGGCGCGCTTGTTGAAGCCGAAGGTCATCAGCGCGGAGGCGCGATAGCGCGTCAGGCCGAAGTCATGGCGGCACTCGGGCGGCAGGTACTGCAGCTGCTTTTCGGTCGGCGGCTGGCGCAGCCAGGAACGGGTCTTGAAGGCGCTCTCGTCGGTCTCGTGCGTGTTCAGCCAGTCGTCGGCCTGCGCGAGGCAGACGGTCCGTTCGCCCACGCCCAGCAGATGCGGGCGTTCGCCCTTCGCCCCGCCGATGGCGTACCAGACTCCGTTCAGCCAGAAGATGCCGCCCCAGGCCGCGAAGCCCGTGGCCATAAGCGCGTCGTCCGTGCCGTAGAGGTCGACCCAGGCGAAGCTGGACCGCTTCAGCAGGTCGATCTCGGTCATCATGAAGTCCGAGAGCGGCGCGGCGGTCCCGCCTTCGCCCGCATCCAGATCCTCGCGGGGGAACGCCTCACCGCAGAGCGGGCATTCGGTGGCGGCCAGCGGAATATCGGCGCCGCAGCCGGGGCAGGATTTTGTCGGGGCGTCACCAGCCTCGGTCTTGCCGTCGAGATCGACATCCTGTTCCAGCGTGCCGTGGATCAGGCTTGAGGTGCCGAAATCCAGCACGATGCAGTCGGTCTTGACGATGCCGGGGTGTTCCTCGGGATCGACGGTGCGCAGCCCGCGCCCGACCATCTGGATCATCGTGGACTTGTAGGAACTGGGGCGCAGCAGCACGACGCAGGAGGTGGGCGGGTGGTCCCATCCCTCGGTCAGCACCGCCACGTTGACGACGACGTGAATGTCGCCCGCCGCGTAGTCGGCGAGGATCGCCTTGCGGGTCTCGGCCGCCAGATCGCCGTGGATCAAGGCGGCGGAAACGCCCGCCGCCCTGAACGCGTCGGTGACGTGTTCGGCGTGCGCGACGGTGGAGCAGAACACCACCGTCTGCCGGTCGCCCGCCTTTTCCTTCCAGTGCCGGATCACCTCGTCGGTAACGGGGGCGCGGTCCATGATGCCCGCCACCTCCGCCATGTCGAAATCCGACATGGTCTTGCGGACCGAGCGCAGCTCGTCCTGCACGCCCACGTCGATGACGAAGGTGCGCGGCGGCACCAGGTGGCCCGAGGCGATCAGCTCGCTCAGCCGCACCTGATCGGCGACATTGTCGAAGACCTCGCGCAGCCCCTTCCTGTCGCCCCGGTTCGGGGTGGCCGTGACCCCGAAGATACGGGCGTCGGGATTGGCCTCGCGCACACGGTCGATGATGCGGCGATAGCTGTCGGCCACGGCATGGTGCGCCTCATCCACGACCAGCAGGTCGAGACGCGGCATGTCGGCCAGGTTCGAGGCGCGCGCCAGCGTCGGCACCATGGCGAAGGCAACCTGGCCGCCCCAGGACTTCTCCGTGGCGTCGATCACCGAGGTGGCGACGCCCGGCACCACGCGCTGGAACTTGGCGCGGTTCTGCGCCGTCAGCTCGTCGCGATGGGCGAGCACGCAGGCCTTGGCCCCCGAATTCTTAGACATGGCGCCGATCATCTCGCCGGTGACCGCCGAGAGCATGATGGTCTTGCCAGCACCCGTGGGCGCCACGCCCAGCGTGTTGCCGCGGGAGGCGAGCGCAGCCACGCTGCGCTCGACGAAGGTCTTCTGGCGGGGGCGCAGGAGCATCGCCGGTCTCCCCCTTACTGCGCCCAACTCGGCCGACCGGCGGCGCCAGGGGCGGACGCGGGCTGGCTGGGCTGGGAGGCCGTTGTGGGTTGCTGCGGGACGTGACCCTGCGCTGGAGCATTGCCGAACTGCAGGCCCGCCTTACCCATGACCGCGGCATAGTCGCTGTGGTCCGGCGTGACGGCCGCCCTGATCTCGTTCTTGTCGTCGCCGTTGGCATCCGTGCCGACATCGATCCGGGCGACGAACTCGATCCCGTCGAGATCGGCGAAACCGCCGATCCGCCGTGCGGCCTGAGCCTGCGGGGTCTGATCCTTGTCCGAAATCCCGCGCGCCGAGTTCAACATGCCGCGGATGAGGCCGCGCCCCATGTTGCCCCAGTCCGGGCCCTTGGGGCTGTAAAGCCCGATGAGCGTGAAGATCTTGCGACGGGCATACTGCCCCTCGGTCACGGTGAACTCGCCGTTCAGGTAGACAGCACCCGTCGAGCCGCGCGTGGCGTAGCCGCCAGTCCAGCCCTGCGAGGCGTCGTCGAAGCCGCCGGGGCGGATGGTCAGGCGCACCTTGGCCAGCGTGCCCTTGGGGATCAGGTTGGTGTTCGACTGCGCGTCGTTGAAATCGTTCCAGGAACCCATGGGGAACCTCCTTCTCTGATCAGGATTGCGGGTTGGGTTGATCGGCCGGCGCCGGATCGGCGGGCGGCGGGGTGTAGGTCAGCCGGGCGGAGGCCGGGCTCACGGGCGTCCGGATCTTCGCCATCAGACGGCCGAGATGCGGCTCCTCGATCCGGTCCAGACGCCCCGAGCGGTCCTTGGCCGGAAAGCCCCAGGGGTTGATCGTCTGGCAGACGAAGGCCCGGTAGGGCTCGCCGCCCTCGGACTTCAGTTCCGCCATGGTGATCACCTCGTCGACGATCCCCGGCAGTTCGAGCCCGGTCTTGGAACCGTCGATCTGCGGCTGGAAAACCTTGCGGTTGAAGTCGTCCAGCCTCTCGTCGAGGATCCCGACGAACCACACGTTCTTCGCCCGCGTGTGCTGGAGATGCGTCAGCCAGGCGATCATCTCCCGGCCGTGGAGGCCGTAGGCGCCGCGCACATCCGGCTTCCCGGTCTTTTCCGAAAATGCCTCGGGCTGCCCCTTGCACCAGCCGAAGCACAACCGCCCCGCCACGGTGATCGAGTCCACGAAGATCGTGTCGTAGCGGTCGAGTGCGGCGGGATCGCCGAACTTCTGGCAGACGGCGGCATGATGCGCCGGGCTATAGGGTTGCTCGTCGCGCAGCGCCGGGTTGGGCCCGCCGATGAACACCGCGAAGTCCCGGCATTCGGTCCAGGTCCGCGGCCGGATGCTGTCGCCCGCCCAGCCCTCGATGGCGAGATCGCCCGCCTCGAGATCCATGAACAGCGTGCGGTCCGGATCGAGGGTCCAGAGCAACGAGGTCTTCCCGATGCCGGATTTCCCGAAGATGCAGCCCTTGACGCCGCGCTGTTCGGCAAGCCGCTGATCTGCGCTTATGATGGGGAGGGGCATCAGTGTTCCTCCCCGACATGATGAATTAGGCGAAACTTCTGCTTTCCGGTCCGGACGGTGCGCGCGTCTTCAAAGACGGAGCGGATATGGGTCGGCCAAGCGGAATACTTGCGCTCAGACACATCGAAGGAGACGTCGACGTATTGTGCCGGATCGTCGCCGGCTTCACGGATGCGCTCGACCAAGGCAGCAAGACGGACCTGATCCCAATCGACGCGCTTGGGCAAATCTGCGACGATCGTCACGGTGCTATCGTGGAACCGGATCGTGCCGGTGTTCTTGCCCTCGACACGGCGCATGTCTTGCGCCCGATCACCGAATTTCAGAGCGACGGCCCCATCGATCCAGTCGCAGAGGGTCTTGGCATTCCGCAACTGCTCTTCAGCCTCCAGGCGGAGGCGAGCGATTTCCTCGCTGGGCAGCGTGGCAATTGCTCCCAACTGCATGCTGCGCAGATCACTGAGGGTGATACGGTTCGGGATGGTCATGACCGCCACCTCACGCAAACTTCATGGCGGGCTTGTCGGCCGTGCTCGCGCGCATCTGCGCACGTTCGAAGGCTTCGACATCCTCGAGCCGATAGACGACCCGACCTCCAAGTTTGACAAAACGCGGACCCTCGCCGGTCCAGCGCCACCGCTCGAGGGTGCGATGCGAGATGTTCCAGCGATCGGCGAGGTCGATCTGGTTCAGATGCCTGAGTGACATGCTGGCCTCCGTTGAATTGCTTTGCGTTACATCCAGCGGCGCCGAAGCACTTGGACATACGAGCATTTTCAACGGGTTAGAGATTTTCCGATATGATCAAGGATGATTTTTCTTGTGACGCCGGCACACGAAAAAGCCCCGATAAATCGGGGCTAGATGAAGGCTTCTGTGACGTGAGGCCTCGTCGTTCGTGACGTCGCCGGTTCTAGGGGGTACCGGCTACTGGGCTGACTGCCAGGATATCTGCGACGGCGATTTCGCGGCAACAGGGGTTGAGTCGGTATCCGGCGCGTTCCCTGGTCTGTATGAACGTGTCCTGATCCATGGGAATCCCCATAGTCACATTCAGTGACTCGATGGCCTCCCGCAGCCGCCTCAGCTGTTGACGCATCGACTGCTCGGAAATGCTGAGTTGATCCGCCAGGTCCGGCGCTGGCAA